GCCTTTTTTAGATACCGAAGTATCAGTTAGAGCCAGAGCTGCCCCAGATACCGAGCGGATCGGACCAGCCGAAAGAATAACGCTCTCTCGCCTTGTACCTTACGTTACCGGTATCGAAGTCACCATCCATGGAAGTCTGCAAAGCAGTACGCTCAAAGTGCTTCAGGCCGTTTGGAACGTCTGTGGTCAGGAACCAAGCGTTTGGATCGGTCAAGAAGTGGTTGACGGTGTAGCCACCAGAGACGGTGCCCATCTGCTTCAACGCGTTGATGTCGTTGTCAGCAGTAGCCACACGCAGCTCGGTGTCAAGCAGACGCTTGGCAACGAACATCAGCGCTGGAGGAATCACCAACTTGACGGGCTTGGCAGCAATCAGCAGGTTACGTTCGTCAACCCAAGCAGCGATCTGGATCGTTGCGTTTTCGATGGAGGTCTCGTTCAAGTCCACGCCAGTCGTTGGGCTGTTGAAGTTCACGCCGCCGCCCACGAGTGGGTGACCAACGCGAGTGTTGGAGCTGTTGTTGCCGAACAAGGACACGCCGTCGCCACCGGGGAAAGCACCCAAGAAGCCGTTGTTCAACACGGAAGCAGCTTTGACCTGCTTGGTGAAGGCCATACCACGAGCCAGAGCCTTGGTGTAGCGGGCAGACAGACTGTCATACAGGTTGTCTTCCACAGCTTCTTCCGTGATGGAGAAGCCCAGAGCGATGGTTTCGTGAGTGTAGCGAGCAGTGAATGCTTCCTGCGCGTTGTCATAAGCGATGGCAGCGCCTTCGTTCTTGACAGGTGCAGCACCAAAGCCGGACAGCTTGGTTTCTTCTTCGAAGCTACGCTCAGATTTCTCTGTTTCGTAGATTTCTTTGTGCTCTTCGCCGTAGCGTGCGTATTCCAAACCGAACAAGGCGTTCAGACCGGGGAGCAGCTCTTTGAGCAGTTGTGCGCGTGAAATAGCCATGGTGATTTACTCCTTAGATGCCAACAGCGTTGGTGTAGGCGTGAGCGCCGGGGTTGAACTTCACCAACACTTCAGTGAAAGAATCGGTCAGCGGAGAAGCGAAACCGATAATCTTGAACGCGGCAGCGGTTGTAACCACAGTGGACTCCAACGCGCTGGTCGAGTTACCTGTACGGGTAGAACCTGTAGAAGTAGACTGTGCAGCAGCAAAGAAGGTGTTTGCACCAAGAGCAGCTTGAGTTACTTGACCGTCCAGCTGAGCTTGGAAAGTCACGCTCGGGTCAGTGATAACGTAGGCTGTAATAGGGCCGCCGTTAGCTGTACCAGAAGGATAGTACTGAGCGAAGATTTGCTGACCTTGCGCGTTGATGTACGAGCAGCCAACGAACACGCCCCAAGCGCCGAGGCTATCGCCGCCGAGGTTGTTGGTAGTCAAGTCTGCGCCAGTAGCGGTTGACAGAGCGATGTAACCGTCGGCACCGATGATGACGACTTGCCCGTAAAACAGGTTAGTCGCTTCGCCAGCGGGGTCGATCAGAAACTGTGAAGTAGCGCCAGCATAAGGCATGCCGTCGTTACGGTTTACGGGACGCAGCCCGTAGGGGTTGTTTGTAGTTGCCATTTAAGGACTCCTTGTTACTTTGAACCAGAACCAAAGCCTCCACCGCGACTTGTCGATGACTTGCGGTCAGCGAAAAGCGGCATGCGGGGGTCGTTGTTTCGCATGAAACTGTTATCCACAGATTCCATCTGGGCCTGCGCTTGTTTAGCGTAATACTCGTCACGGGCTTGTGCGCGTTCACGTGGCATCTTGCAGAGCATGAGGCCGCCGAGTTCGACGTTTCCGGTCTTCGCATTACCCTCAAGCATAAGCTCAGGATGGTCCACTGCTTTTACCGGCTCCCAACCTTCACGCATCTTGGTAGACACGTTCGTGTTTTGGGCTTCACCTAGAACGTGTGTCGCAATCCAGCGATAAATCATTCCGGGTTCAGGTGTCGGATCGGGCAGTGCGCTCGGAGGTGCGTACACGTACCGAGTAGTTTTATCGCGTGCCTCAAGTGCACGGGGGTTCCGGTTAATTGTTTCAGCCATTCGATTTCTCCAGTTTTGCTACTTCAGCAGCGTATTGCTGCGGGGTCAGTCCGTACTTTTTTGCCAACGCGGCTTGCGTAGGTGTTAGCTGAACTTTTCGGGCTCCAGTCGAACGGGTCGCCGGTGCCACGACAGAAGCAGGTCGTCGGGAGCCTTCGCCGGATTTTGGCCGGTCATCATTTCCGAACACGTCCGGGAATGTTGACTTCATGCGAGCGTCGATTCGCTCGAAGTATTCGTCAGAGCGGGGGTCTAACCCCGAGTTCACTAGCTTTTGGTGCAGCCCTAGTGCGAAGCTGGTGTGTTCCTCAAAACCCGACGCCCCAAACCACTGGTTTCTTGCCTGCCAGCGCAGTGTCTTTTCATCGACTTGGGGAGCCGTTTCTTGCTGTTGACGCATTTGTACAACAGGTTCATCCACTTGTAAAGTGGCTGGACGGAAATTTTTTGCTGCCTCTGCTTTCATCTTGGCGTCAATCAACGCCTCCTGTGCGACAGAGATGGCTTCGTTGTCAAAAGACTCTTGTGCTTCTTTCAAAGCGCGGCGGGCCTTTTCGACTTCGGAGTCAGCAATGTGTTTGACGGAAGCCGCGTACTGCTCAGTGCCCGTGTTCACGGTCTCCTTGAGCCTGCGGTTCTCCTCCATCATGTGCTGTGCAAGACGCTCCAGCTCTTGTTTCTCACGCAGCAGAGACTCTTTGGCCCGACGCTCGTCGTGACGGGCATGGGTCAAGTCCTTGATGCGCTTTTTGACGTTGTCGGAGTAGCTCTCGATTTCTTCGTCGGTCGGATCAGCCACTTCACGGTCCAGCGGCTTGCGGCCTCTGTCACGCTCGGGCGTGTCGTCAACGATTTCGACTTCGACGTCGGCATCGTTGTCGGTTACCACCTCAACGGTGTTGTCCTCGACTTCGTCGGGGAACTTATAGGGTTCAGCCATTTTTACTCCTTCATGCGCGGGTATAACCGCGAGGGTCTTGCACAACACACTCAATTTGGTCGTCGTTCAGAACCCTGAACTCCTTCCCAAACACCTTGAATCGCGTACCGGTATAGGTACGCACGAGCACAAAGTCGCCCTCTTTACACCAAGGCCCGGACGGGAACTTGGCAGGGTCTTTGTACGCGTCTGGACCAACCCGCAGCACAAACAACACGGTTGTGGCGTGTTCTTCAGCTCGCAAGGTTGCAGCATCTCGAACGAGGTCGAGGCTCGTACCGGCGATCTTTTCATCGACGTTGGGCACGACGCACAGCAGCTTGTATCCCGTGGGGACCGGTAGCGCCGATGCTTTGGTTTCGTTATCCGCCGTCTCGTCTGGGGCGTCGATAGGCTGGATATGCTTTGGCAGGCTGATGCCCGGAGGCAGAATGATTTCACTCATCTGATTGCTCTACTTTCTCTGCAAGGTCGATTAAATAACGCTCTGCGATCGCCAGACCTTGAATGAGGCCGCAGAGTTTTTGGTACTCGTCAAACGAGCGGCATGCACCACCAGCCAAGTCATCGGCGTAGTTGTTCATGTCGGTGCGTAATTTCTCGCGCAATACGCGTGCGAAGTCGTGGATCATCTAGGTTTTGTACCCGGTTTGCTGCGCTGGGCGGCAGCTATCGCCTGCTGGCGCTCTTGCGCCTTGCTCTTTGCGATGTCGATGCCCAACTCGACACCGGCACGTTCTTGGTCAAACTGAGCTTTGTTCTTGCTCTCGTTGATCTGTGCACCCACGCGCAGGGCTTCCAGCTCCAGATTGCCAGAGACTTTTTGCTCCTCCAGCTCCTGCTTGTCGGCGGCGATGGCTGCGTCCACAAGGATTTTCTTTTCCTTGAGCTCGACCTCTTTGGCCCGCAGTTGCAGCTCTTGCTGTTGCATTTGCACAACAGGGTCCTGCGCTTGCTGCATGGCTTGCTGCTGGGCAGCCTTGGCCTGATCCTGCATGAGCACCTGCTGGGAGGCCTGCGCCATCATGGCCGACAGAGCGATCTCGATCTGCGGTGGCAGCTTCTCGTCTTCGGGCGGCAGGGGCATACCGAGCTGCTGCTCGATTTTCTGGCGCATCATGAACCCAACGTGCTCGGCCACGTGGGCTGTCAAAGCGGCTTGGATCATTGGAGCGCGGGGGTTCTGGCCGATCAACTGCGCAACGACCGGGTTCTGCAACATCGACATGTGCACTTGGATATGCGACTGGTGGTCTTGGTGCAGGAACGCTTTGGCAGGCTCGCCCTTCAGGATGTGCTGGTTCTCCGTGACCGGGTCGGTCGGCTTCATGTCCTCCTCCAGCGGCACCAGCTTGTCGGCGTGCTTGATGCCCAGCACCTCCAGCATGCCCCGGTGCAACTGCGGCAGGTCATAAATGTCGGGAGCCATCTGCGCCATCTGGATGACGGCTTGGTACTGCACCACGCGCTGGCTGAGCGTTGCAGCGTTGGGGTCGCTCACGGGCAGGATGTCCACGTGGCGGTAGTCGGATGCCTTGGCCTTGGGGCCTTCTTCGCCGTCTGGCTCGTAGGTGTACTCGTCGTCCGTGTAGTCGCGGATGATGGTAGCCAGCAGTTGGAGCTCCTGCTTCAAGGCGTAGTGCACACGTGCCTGCACAGCCGTCATCACTTTGAGCTGGCGCTCCAGCAGAGCCAGCGTGGAGCCCACAGGAGCGTTGGCCCCCATGTCCGACACTTTCATATCCGCAGTGGCGGCGAACCTGCGGCCCTCTTCCACCACGTTGCCCAGCAACGCCATCAGCACTTGGCTTGGCTCTTTGTAAGGCAGCGGTAAGATATTGTCGCGGATAGTGCCCGAGCCCACGTCTACGTCGCGGAACTCACCGGGTGCGATCGGCGTGTCGTCGCCCTTGA